CCGCCACAACACCACCCTGTGGCTCTCCGTCAAAGCACCATGCAAAACTGTCTGGCGTACTCCATGAGATTGTGGGAATAACCTGTATTCCTGTCTCTTGCAAATATGCGCCTACCCAATGTTTTCTATAATGATTGTATATCTGGATAGCTTTTGGAAAGTCTGTGTATGTGGAAAAGTCTGGAGACATTACATAACGGAATTTTTGTAACATGGGTATGTATCGGTCAACATCATTCCATAACCTATTGAATTGGTAATCATCAAGAAAGAAATGCACACCTTTCTTTTCAGGCTCTTTGCATGTCTTGGCATAGTTGAAACCAACCCAGTCACAGCCTCTTTCGTAGGTTGCTGGCTCTATCTGCGGTATGCCATATTCTCCCACGCCGTCAAATATCTGGCGCTCCAGATTTTCATAATTTCTGCGGTTTCGGTAGTTACTCATTTCTTGGCCTGCTTATACACCTGGTTAACTCCCGTAGCCGTAAGGCCAGACATAGCACCAACTGCTACAGCCGTGATATAGTCCGATGCCGGGAAGTCTGGTATTGTTCCCATTCCAAGCGCGCCCAAAGCGCCACCCACTACAGCCATAATGACCGGAATCCATTCGTCCGGTATCTTCTTTGCCGCCTTGCATCCAAGTCCAACCACATAGCTCAAAGCCACAATAGCCACACATGTTCCTAATGTTGTAATATCCATTACTCTGTTACCTCCTCATAAGTTTTCATAAAAATATCTGGCTTACAGGGATACAGTTCTCCGTTTACGCCACGAATGACATAATCACCAACAGAAACGTGATGAACACCCTCGAGTGTGGAAATATACAATTCTGGTCCGTCATAATACATCACCGGATGTTCTTTTTCAAATGAATGAACTGCCCATTCCGGTACATAATAGGCCCCACCAGAACCTTTTAAATCTCCATCATATTGAAATGCTTCGATTACTACAGGTTTTTTTCTGTACTTCATAATGGTCCTTTCTGTTATGTTCGCACTACAATCCTGCAAACAAAAGCGGTGTTCCTTCGTTATCTCTTACTCCCATCAGATACACATTTGCAGTATCATACAGGAGTTTATTAGTTGCCTGTTCATCCCCTGCCGCAGAGTATACAGCACTCCAAGCTTTAGCTCCGTTCGCTATTTCAGACGGGGATGCATAGCTGATGGATTCGGAACCGGACGACTTTGACGTGATAACGCCTGTGGTTGCGCCGCC